CATCTACAGTAGCTTCTGTATCTCTGTCTTTTTCTGTTTCACGTTCTAATTCTGTTACCCACATTACTTTATTTGCATCTTTACGGTCTCCGGCTTTACGGATTAAGACTAATTCATCAGTACCTTGTTTAATTGCCATAGGTTTTACCCTCCTAAAAAGTATATAAAAAATACAAGCCCTTTAATGGCTTGTGTACTCGATATTTATTGTTATATGTGATAATGCTTGATTACTTTCGATTTCGATAGCTTCGTTGATATCAAACTGTGGATTAAACAAATTGAAACCATCGAGTTGAATATCGTCTAACATGATATTTTGAACTTGCATAAGCAAGTTATCGTTTATCCCTTTATCATCATCTAACCCCCACAAATGAACGGTAGCAGTAGGGTTACCTCCAAAACTATCAAAAGTTAACACGTTCATGCTATCTGTGGTTGTTTGAATAGCAATAAAAGGATATTCAAGCTCTTGGTTAAGTTCTTTAGTTTCAATTACAGGGACACCAAGTTCACTAAATTTTTCGTATAAGTAATTGAATAGTTGAAGTTTAGCTGATTGCTTCATTACATGCCCCCCATTTTACCGTTTATTAATTTCTCGAGGTCCTCTCTGACTTTCCTTGTATATTTTTCATAAACAGGGAACATAAACGTTTCAGGAGCCATGTAGCGTGTACCGTATTCAAGGAACGAACTGTACCCAGCGTTAGAGGTCACAGCATACTTCATGTTGCCTTCTTTAGTATCTCTAATCATACGCGCTAAGTTTCCTGTCCAGTAACCTTTGTTCATAACTGACTTAGCACTTACAACAGTATCTCTAGCGAACTCGCCAGCATTGTTTTTGAGCACTTCGTCAACATCATCATCAATGCTACTGTGCATTCGATCTAGCTTTCTAATTAGAGCGTCGATATCTCCAGCCACTATTTAACCTCCTCAACGTAGAATACAGTGTCATGTTCATAATCGATACGTTTAGTGATAATGTGTTTTACACCTTTGATATAAGCATGTGTAACTTGTGGCTCAAAACGACCATTTAAACGAATGACATTGATTTGCTTTGTTACATCTCCATATTCTAGGCTTGTACGCTGCGGGGACAAAGGAGAAATGTTACAAGGGACTATATCAAAAACTTTCTCCTTAACATCGTACTTACTTGTTTTAGGATTGTAACTGCCTTTTGTTTCCTTAGAGAACTTCACACGCTTGTTGTATCTCAATAGAAAACACCTCTACCACGTTTACTTGTCTCTTTTGGAAATAAAGCATTGATAACATCCATATACTCATCAAAATCATTGCTTTGAAAAGTATTAGAACGACCATCAATACTTTCTTGCGTCATTCCCTCGGCACCAACACGATTAAAGCGTTTGACTGATACTTCTTCGATAATGTATTCCAATCGTTCCGGAACTTCTTCTATATCGACAGGAAGCAAACTAATCAAACGCTTTTCTGTATTGTTTATGATTATTTCGAGTAGTTCATCTTGCTTATCATCATTGATAGAGAGTAACTTTTTGACATTTTCTAATACTGCCATGTTATCCCTCCAACTTTTTAAGAATTACCGCTTTCGTATCGTCTTTTGATACATCTACATTATGTTTTTCAGCTATTTCCAACAATTCAGCTTTTGTTGCTTTAGCATCTACATCTAAAGCGATGTATTGCTTGTTAAATACGTTTTGCTTATGAAATAATTCATCAATACGCTTAGAAGTAATATCAGTAGGGAATTCGTCTCCTACTTTATATTCTTTCTGATCTTCTTTATTAATGAAGTCGCGTACAACTTTATAAGAATAAGCCATAAGTTAGACCTCCTCGATTAATTAAACTGTTTCTGTATTTCCACTTGAAGCACTGCCAGCAGTCAACTTAGCAAACGCTTTGTCGTCTGCAATATGGAACGCAACGTCCATAGTTACACGTAATGCAATCAATTCTTGCTCGAATAGGTTGACTGGAGAACCATCAGCATTTTGTACTGTTGATAATTGACCATCTTCTGAAATTTTGTAAGACATGTTGTAAGGAATGCCATAAAACACTTTGTTGAAGTCTCCAGCGTATAAGTCACCTTTTTTAAATTGGTCTGATTTAAGGTCAACAACTGGAAGTCCGTCTAGTGTGTTGTTAGCACGGTCATAATAGCTTTCTTTAGTATCTTCATCACGAACTCCACGTAACGCAGTGCGATTTTGTGTTTTAGATAAGAAAGCGTTAGCTTCAACATCATCTTCTAATAAAGTGTCCTCTAAAGCTAAGATATTATCTAAAGTGATATCGCCTTTTACTACATTGTTAGCTGCAGTAGCTGATTGTTCTACTGATTGTTTGAATGGGTTATCTACATTTAACAAACCTGCTTCGTCAAACTTTTTATAGAATTGTTCAGCGATTTGTGGTTTCATCGCTTCGAAGAAACGAGAGTAAGTGTAGTTTAAGTATTCACGAGAAGCAACGATGATAACACCTAATTTATGAGAACGCATAGACGCCTCAAGTAAGCTAGGTTTAGAAGTTTGAATTTTTTGACCTTCTCCTACCCAGTAAGCACCTGGTTTATCTGCCCAATAAGTGAACTTTTTCTCTGATTTACCACCCATATCTTGGTATTGGCCTAATTGCATAATCTTTGAGTTTTGTAATACGTCTAAAAGGATAGGTTCGTTAAAATCGTTTAATAATTCGCCTTCCTTGTGTTCGTGCATCATTACATGATCTGGATTAAATGTTTGTGGTTTTACATCTGCCATTTATAACGCCTCCGTTTATTTAATAATTCTGTTTTCTTTTGCTAAATCAGCAAAACTTTTAGATGTTTCTTTTTTAGAAGATACGTCACTACCTTGTCCGTAAGGTGTTGATTGACGTGTAGCTTCTTTAACTTGCTCTTGTACAGCTTTGTCGAAATCTTCTTTAATCGAATTAACGACATCATTAATTTGTTCGTTATCTTCCAAATGAATTAAAGACTGTGCAAACGAAGTAGGTAGACCTTTTTCTTTTAAGTCACTTTCTACATCAGATTTGAGTTCACGCAATTTAAATTCTTTTTCCTTTTCAGCTAAGGCTTGTTCGCGTTTCTCAATTTCTTTGTCTTTCTTCTCTTTTTCAGTTAACTTAGCGTAGCTTTCAGCCTCTTTTTTAGCTTCTTCACGAGCTTTGTCTAGTTCTTGCTGGTGCTTACGATCACGTTTAGAAAGAGCAGTCTCGACAGCTTTACTGATTTGAGAATCTACTTCGCTTCTTGTATATGTTTCTTGCTCTTGACCGCTATTGTTTTCTGGCTTCTTATCATTACTTTGTCCAGGTTCACCTTCGTCATTGTCAGCGAAGAATTGTAAATTTAGATTTAGTTTGTCATTTAATTTCATTTGTATATCCTCCCGTTCAGTCTTAAATTCAATGTTTAATCGCATAAAAATAGCACCCCAATTAGTCAATTAAGCCCAATTAGTGTGTTAGATATATTTGATATTCGCATTTGATTTAAGCCCGCTCAGTATTTTTTAATATTGAGCAGTTTAACGACTTACTGAGGTCGAGTAGGTTAACGTATCCTACTGACGAGATATTGGCGCGGTAACGCCAGGACCAACTGCTTCAAGCTTTGACATAAGTACCACCTCAGATGAAATTTTTAGGTTTAAACTCTTTCTTCTCAGGTTCTTTCTGTTTCGCTTGTGCTCGGTTACTAGGGTTTGTGTCATTCAGACGCTTGAGTTCTTTGTGAATGCCTTCAAGGGCTATAGCAATACGTTCGTTATACACCGCTACCACCCTCTTGAATTGCATCAACAATTTTGTCTATTTTTTCTTGTGTCGTCATACTATCTTCGATGATGTCTGAAGGTTCTTTGTTGAAGATTTGATTGTATTCATCGTAAACATCATCTAGCCTGTCTTGTAAGTAACTTTCGTCATACTTGTCATACTCATCGATTGTATCACCATCAAGTTCAGTGACGTCATATAGGCCTTCTTCTGTTTCGTAATCTTCTTCGTACTCATCTTCTGATTCATCTTCAGGACCACCTAGCCCCTCTAAGAAATCTAAATCCTCTTGATCAAAGTCATCAGAAAAGTCGTACTCTTCTTCCCAGTTTTCATCTTCTTCAAATTCGTCGTCATCTTCCATGAAGTCGTCTTCATACATGTCATCTTCTTCATCACTGAAATCAGTGTCTAGCACTTCTTCTTCTTCCCAATCAGCATCTTCATAATCCCCTACGGAATTATCAACAATTTCTTCTGCTACACCTTCATTAGTAACTGGCGGTGTATTTGTAAGATTATTATCATCTGGCATTTACAACACCTCCTTTTAATTATTTAACAACGCCTCCGAAATATCTTCCTTCGCGCTCTTCAAAGAACTTATCACGCCAATCAGGTTTGATATGTGGTGCGACAGCACTCCGACAGAATGGATGCATCGGAGGAGCATTAACACCAGGCTTCATATCTTTGACTTTGAAAACTTTTTTGTTTAATCCTCTGCACGTCTTTGTTGTCTTACTATCTATCTTAGCGTGATATTCATATTCTGCATCAGGTCCATGTTGTTCTAACATATGACGCTTTGCAGCTAACGTTTGTACTCTAGCTGTTTCCGTTATGAGTAAACGTCTTATCTCATACGTACTATTGCCTGTTTCTTTTCTAAATTCTTTTACGAATTCGTAAGGATGGCGACCTCTTAGTAATACTTGACTTGTTGCTTTCTCAACATGGTGTCTAACTACTTTCATATCACGCCATAGTCTACGAGACCAATTAGAGTTTTGGAAAGGTGCAGTAATGATCGTTTTAACATCGCTTAATGATACATGTAACGTTTCACCTAATATACCTGCTTGTTGCTCAAGAGAACGATAATAAGACGATTCCATGTAATTATAAATAGATTGCTCTATACGAGCATATGAGTACGTTACAATTAATCCTAGTTGCGCTTTTAGTAGCTTTTCCCTGTTTACGTACATCGCTGTGTTATATTGCTTAAGTTCTCTGTTCGCTCTATCGCTAAAGTCATTGTTATTAACGTATGACCTTGCTTTATTAGCAAAAGATTGAACGTCGAAGTTATCCACTCGTTTTTTTGCTTCGTTGATAGGAATACCTTCACTGTCTGCATATCTTGCATAGAACTTAGATATCTCATTCTCTATATCGTCAATCATGTTATTAACAATGCGCTCAATCTCTTGGCTCATTTCCTTATCGCTCATTGTTTCGTCTTTAATAATCTCTTGAGCTCTTTTATCCCAATAAGTCATGTATTATCACTCCTCAATAGGTTGATTGGAGTTGTTAGGTTCATTGTCAGGATCTTGTTCGTTGTACATCAAACTATCAGAGTGCTTAATTTTTTCTTCTTGTTCTTTTCTGATACGTTCAACTTCATCTTTTGGATTGTCTATGAAAGAAACCAGAGACATTAATGTTCTCTGACTGATTTCTCCACCAGAATTGATGTACATTTGCATTTCTTCTGTCAGTGACTTAGGCAAGTTTCTTGTGAATGTGAATATCAAGTCTCTAAGGTTGTCCTTATCTATTTCTCTATTGATACTCATAATTTCTCCAACTAACTTGTAACGTCTAACTAAGCCTTTTCGAAATAGACCTTCTTTAATTGCAGTACGTTGTTCTAAGCCAAATAGCTTATATTTCATGGCCTCACCTGAGGTCTGGCCACCAAAGTTTTCGTCAGTCATGTCTGGTGTGTTAGTAAGTGTATGAATATCTTTAGCAATTCTTGTTTTATATGATTCAACACCACTTACATCATATTGCTTGTAGATATATTGAGCGTCTACATTACCTTCCGTTACTTTATCATCTACCGTTGCATATTCAGGAGGTGCTAGATGGAACACATTAGCTTCTTTTTGCAGTGTCGCTACTTCTTCATTCAGGTCAACGTTGCCTTTGATAAGTAGCATTGCGTCATTTAAATCACTCATGTAGTTAGCTGTATCTGATTGTGCCTCATCATATAAGTCAATAAGTGGTATGACCTTTTCAAAGTCTCCGCGTCGCTTTTCATTATTGCTAAACTCTGTAATAGTTACTTTGCCAAACGAATGAGCTTCAGGAGGTTTGCGCTCTGATAACTCTAAGTTAGTAACACTGTTTGCCACAAAGAAATATGTTGCATTATCAGTAATGACATCAACATAGTAGATGTTGCTTTTTGCCTCAGTCATCTCTACATTATCTTCTGTCGAAACTTTCCAATATCGCACAGCCATAACACTATTCTTTTCAATGGTAGTATCGTATATAACGAATGTATTACGCGGGTCTGATTTATAAATTCTAACTTCATCTTGTTGATTACGTATGATGTATTCATAAGCACGACCAAATATAGATAAATCTAACCCCAATGAACGATTGTGACTATCAATGTCGTTCATTGTATGCAACTTATCTATTTTATTTTGCGTCATGTTGCCTTCGGATTGCACTTGTATGGCATGACCGAAGCAGTAACCGTTAATAAAGTCTGTAATGTAAGAAGCGAAGTCATGAGCAGCTCTATTATCTGCTAAGTGCTTTTCTCTACGCCTTTTGTTTCGCATGATGTTAAAGTTCAAACCCTGATAATAATCATCTAGCATTTGAAGTCTAGGCACTTGTGCTTCTAAATGATGACGAATAAAGTCGCTGATATCGTTTCTGTTGTCTAACAAGTCTTGCACTGTACCGTCATATTTATATACTTCTACTGCGTCGCGTCTGTATATTTCATCACGCATTTGTCGTCGTTCGATATCTCTTTCGAAATTGTTTACATGTGCCATGTGTTACCTCCTTTATAAGCCCATTGCCTTTGCTCGGCTAATATTCTTCTTAATATTGACGTTCGTTCTGTTATTTCTAGGGAAATGGAATTCTTCTAGGCTATATCTCAACGCATCCATTAAGTGGTTATTTGCATCTATCGGTTTATTTAACCAGTTACCGTCTTTGTCTTGGTCGAATGTATATGTGTTCAATTCTTCTATCGTATGTTCACATGTTGGATGTACATATATTTTGAAACCTTGTATGAATTGAACACCTTGCATGATAGAGCCTTGCCCTTTAATAGATGGTTTGAGATTAGAAATACCTTTACGTTTAATCTCTGTTATCAATCGCTTCTCTGCACTATCTGCAATTATCTTTGCGTTTTTCAATCCTTTATCGAGATACATTTGATATATCTCATCAGTTAGCATACCTCTTTGATAATGCTCATCGTATATCCACAACTCTTTATTCTGTATATCAACAATAGTGCTGATAAGTGTTGTAGGGTCTTGAGTGAACCCAAAGTCACTGCCATGAGCTACAACTTGCTTTTCTTTCAACTTTTTAACCCAGTCAAATTCCTTAACCTCGAAATTCTCAAACACAAGCCCCTCAGCAACTCCCCAATCTCCATCACAAACAATTCTTGCACGTCTAGGATTTGTTCTATACAAGTCCTCATAACGTGCAATATCGACTTCATCAAGCCATTCATTTACTCGATAGGTTGTTGTATATGAGAATGTGTTGTTTAGCTTAGTATCTTCATCAAAGAATGTAGGTTTGAGCCAGTGACGCTCACTCCAAGGGTTGAATGTAATTGTAATCTGTTTGAAAAAATCTGGACTATCGACGCTACCACGAATAGATTCAACAAGTGTTGCAAATTTATCGTAGGTTTCAACTTGATACGCTTCTTCTATCCAACACCAACTCAATATCCCTTTATCAACAGTAATTGATGTAATCTTTAACGGATCATCGATTCCGCGAAATAATATCTTCTGGCCAGTTGGCTTGTAAGTAATCTCTGGTAAACTATCGTTAAACTTAAATAAGTGGGTTACTCCTAATTGGTTAGTAGCCCACTTTAAATCTGTATATGTTGATTGTTTGTTTGTATTACTGAAACGTCTAACTACAAGTAAGTTAGCCCAATCGTACATCATTAATCTGTATATAAAGTTTAGTGCTGTTGTCTTAGATTTCTTACTCCCACGACTACCTTTCACAACTCTGTAAAAGTTTTTATTGTGCCAGAACTCGTTGTACCCACCGCCGATGGTTTTAGCGATACTTACTTTACTGTCAGTCATCGGCTGGCACATCACTTACGAAGGTAGGCGTTACAACTTCTGCTTCTACTTTGTCAGTCCACATGCGATAACGTTTACCTAACAATTCAGCAGCTTTAGTTCTAGCATTTGTGTCGGAACGTTTCTCTAGTTCTTCTACTTCCATTTCTCCACGACCTACTTGAATAGGTATAAGTTCTTGGTCTGTAATTTCTCCACGCATAACCGAAGTAAGATATTGAAGTATCTCGTCTTGGTCTGCAATAGCTTTCTTTTTGAGTTCTTCCAAACGCTTGTCAATGTAGGCTTTTACACCAACATTTTCCAACAATTTATTCACTTGACCTTTAGCATAATTTTTACTGTAACCAGCTAATATCGCCGACTTATAAGCATTACCTGTTCTAATATATTCATCTGCAAATCTCTGTTGTTTTAATGTCAATTCGTTCATCTCATATATCACCAACTCTCACGTTATTCACTTAATTTATTTTTATACAACAAAAACCTACCCGACTTTTATATCGGATAGGTCAGAAAGGAGAAAAATTATGTTCGATCATTTGAAAGGAATAAAAATAGAAAGGTTTACATGCGCAAAGTAATTACATACTTCGCACTACCATTATATTAAAAATTCTGTCCACTCTAAAATAGTGTCATTTTCGTCATTTTTGTCATTTTTGTCATTTTCGTCACTGTAATAAATATATTTTTTCTGCTAAGTCATCTTTACGTGCCAAAAAGTTAGTTCTATTTAACCGAGAGTTTGGCATGTCTTTTATTATTTCATCTCTGCGTCTACCCTTTTTTAAGTGACTTAAGAATATAAAGTCAACATGTCCTAACTTCTGTTGGGATTGATTGATAAATTCTACTTCCGCTAACATCTGAGCATGACGTTTACTCATTCTCTCACGACGTATAACAGTGTCCTCTACCTTACTACCATTCTGCCCCTGTGGTTTAGGTAACGTCGCTTGTATGCCATACTGTGCAATCGAATTACTATCACAATCTGGTATTACAGTAATTAAGTATTTGCATGTCATTTGGTAGTTATCAATCATGTTTAATATTGCTTCTTTTGAATACAATCGAGTTCCTCCTTAATCTTCATATTTACTCAATAAGATAATAAGCTAAATCACTTATGATCTCCCTTACTCTTTACACACAACCAAACGAGATACATAACTGGAATAATCACTATCCACCAAGTCATTTAAATACCTCTCTCCATAATCCATTCAAATGAACGTGGTCATGTTCGTCAAAGTCCTTAGGCACTTCCACCTCATCGTTTGCAGTCAACTTATAATACAACTCTCTACCCAACCACTTACCTAACTCATACATAGCAATAGTAAACCAAATTTTTAATATGCGTTTAATCATTTCCGTTCACTCCTTACCTAGTATTTGTTTGATCTCTGCTACTATATCTTTATTCTCCTGTGCTTCCATATGCGCCTCTGTCACTTTCATTTTCAAACTCCTTAACTTCTTTGGGTGTAGGATATACAACTGGTGCTACAACTAACTGTGCTAGTCTTTCGCCTTTTTCTACTGTGATATCTTCATCACCTATATTGTCTGTGATGATACCGATTTCTTTATTGTAGGTTTGGTCTATTGTTCCTAGTGCTACACGCAATTTAGTTTTAAGTGATTTACCTGATCTTGGTCTTACTTGTCCCTCGTACCCATAAGGTAGATTAATTGCTATATCTGTTTTAACTATTGTTGTTGTATGCGCTGGGATTGTGATTGTTTCAGATACATATAAATCCAAGCCAGAATCAAATTCGTTAGCTCGTGTTGGCATTGTTGCGTTCTCTGATATTTTTTTAAATTCTAATGTGTTTGTCATTTTTATTTATCCTCCATTTGTTTACGTAATAAAGCTATATCTTTAATAAGTTCATCACGTTGCTTTTTGTATTCGTCACGTTGTTTTTTAACTTTCTTTAATCTCGCATCCATTACACTGACATGAAATTGTGTTTCTGCGTTCATCCCACCAACTCCTCGCATATCTCATCAAACGTTTGAATACCTCTACCGTCAGTGATATCCATGATTACGCCATACACATATTGATTGATACTGAACTCTGCTCGATCTTGTTCATCTGAAATATGTCCTGTCCCTTGTCTGATGTCAGTACATTGAACATAAATCTTAATATCCTTATCACTTGCTCTTTTAAGGTGCTGTGCGTACCCCATTTCGCAAATTGTCCCTTGTGCATGAGGTAAATAGTCGAATATCATTACATCGCTTGTTTCCATGCCTAATGTGTCATTAAGCACAATACGTTCTGCTAACTTATCTTGCTTAGCATTTGTTTTGTCATTGATGTCCTTATCGTCATGTGGTGCGTAGACTTTAAAGCCTAATCGTTGTAACTCTTGTTTCTCCCACTCACGACGCATTTGTTGTCCTACACTTAGCATGTCGCCGCCTAAATAGATCATTGTTGGTCCTCCCACTTATCAAATGCTCTATTCAAGTACCATCGCGCTTTTTCCAAATCTTCTTTACCATTTTTATAATTGGCGCGACTAATATATTTAATTGCATTGCCAATCGCAAAAGCTAATTCTGGTTTATAACCTTTTGTTACCTGTTCGATAAAATCTATAATTTCAATATCGCCATAAGTGTAATGCGGTGGTTGATTGATATTGTCTGCCATCTAATTCACACCTTTACAATTTCGTATTTGTCGTCTATCTCTACTAACTCACTACCTACTCGTACAGTTAAAAAAGGTTCGCCTTTAAAGTTATAGTGGAACTCTTCCACAACTGCGGGGAATGAGTTTGTAGCGTTAGGGTATTTAAACCAAATATCATCACCTTTATTTAATTTGTGTAATTCCATCTATCTCGCCACCTTTTTAGGGAATATGTCATTCTCCATAAGATGTTTGCACCACTTACCACGAGGGTGTTTTTGAGGAACTGTAAATAAATGTGGTTTCTTACGTTTAAGTCTCTCGTTTTCTGACTGTTTTAACTTCTCTGCTTTTAGTTTAAGTGCTTTACGTTCTGACCATTCTGCACGCGTTGTTCCTATTGGCGCTTGAATTGCATCGTCAAACCCCCAACCTGATGAAAGACGGTTTTTAACTGTATGCTCTTTAATCCCAATCAGTTCCATATTTTCTAGTATTTCATTAGTAAATTCATATTCTTGTCCTTTAACTACAAACATCTATCCAACCACCTTTAATTTGAATTTAAATTCTTTTTTGTCATGAGTAATCGAAACTTCTTTTGTATTTTTGTTAAGTAGGTTTTCGATATCTTCTTTAGTTAGTGTCAACTCTTGTATTTTTTTATGTCTGTTCACGTAATCAATTTCTTTTTTAGTAAATAAATCGTCATACGAAACATTTAACTCTTCCAAAATAAGTTTTACCATTCGTTCAGAAACATATCTATGGCCATTCACAAATTGGGAGATATACGTTCTATCTATGCGAATGTTGTCACAAAAATCTTGATAGTTTAAACTTCTTTCAGCTAACAAAGCATCAAACTTTTTACGATCAATTAATGTTTTAACCTTTTTCATTTACTCCACCTCAACTAAATCTACAAACTCAAAATTCTCATTCATTAATTCTTTTTCTGGATTATTTGCAATCACATCAAGTAATTTCTCTTTTTCTTCCTCGATGTCCATCTGGTTTGTAAGTTCTCTTGTGTAATCACACTTGATTTCAACTGTAGCGTGAACCGTAAACGTTTCCTCTCTCACATTCACTCTATCTCCTCCACACGATGTAAGTTGTGCTCTTTTATTAATTTTTCTAATTTTTCAGTATTAACATTGTCATTAAAAACTTTTTGAAAGTGCATACCTGCTAAGTTACCTAAGTTATAAATATCATCAGTTAAAGGTACGACGCTTGCCATGACTTCCTGACGTTCATTAAACAAATAAAACTTTTTATGATAATGCGTAAGTAAACTCAAAACTAATCACCTTCTATAATTTTGATTGCATCTTCCACATTTCTTGCTACTCCGTACAAAACATTCTGTGTTTCTATAAATTCTTTAAACTTAATTTGTTCAGGTCTTAATTTACCTTTTTCAGTTTTCACTTCAATTGCGATAAACTTACCGTCTGACTTTCTGAAGCCGAATGTGTCCGGAAACCCTTTAGGCAATAATTTAATAATGCGATTGTCTTTGGTTATGATCTTACCTGCATTTGCTCTAAAGAGTCTATGACCACGTTGATTGATTGCTAAGATTATTTCGTTTTGGATTTTTTGTTCAGTCATAAACTTTTACACCTAGAAAGTGACTATCATCATAGCCGGAAAAGTCTATTTCACCATCACTCGCCATATCCATTAGTTCTACATATCGGTGACCCTCATTATTTTCAACCAATGCTAAACATACGACTGGGCATTCGAATATATTTCCATCACCGCTATCGTATTGCGCTGCCATATTTTTATTAGTATTCAATATTTGTATTATTTTATTATTCATTCCATTACCTCCTAAAAATTTGTGGAAGGTTTGCGGAACTTTGTGGAATTTTATTTTTTGAAGTTCCACACTAGAAAACCTTGTGTGACAATGAATTAGATAATTTTGTGGAACGTGTGGAGGGTATTTCTTATAAACTGGCTTATATTTATATACATCAATTTATTTTTACGTATATTAACTTTCTTTATTTTAAGTTCCACAAGTTCCACAAATAGATAAAAACGTTGTTATATCAATACTTCGAATGGTGGAACTTGGTACATTTAATGTTCCACACAAGTTCCACGACCTTCCACACTAATCAAAAACTGCTCTTATACCTGGGTATTTTTGTTCTTCAAAACTTTTTTTGTTATCTATTTCAATTCCAATAAAATAGTTTGCGTCTCGTCTAGATTCTTTAACAAAACGCTCTTCCATTTTCTGACTAAAACTTTTCATCCCTAAAACTTTAGTTGAAGTAAGGTTATCGTTAGACCATGTTTTATATGCTTGATGTAAATTACTAACTTTTTCAGAACTGTTTTTATCAACTTTGCAACAATCTTCTATAAATTGTCCTAACGTATCCATCTCATTACGATATTTCTGTACTGCCTCTTTAAGTTTCTCTGGCATAGCCAAACCTTCCTGCATCCACATATAGGCTCCTTCGGCCATCCAATTTAAAATCGCAGGTGCTTCTCTTAACAATTTATATTTAAGATCTTTATCGACTTTTTCTTCAGGAATTTGTACATCAAAAGGAATTAATACCAATCTTCTCCAAATACCATCATCAGTACCACGAATTATAGGTTTGTGGTTAGTAGACACCCATATTTTAAATTTAGGTGTATATTCAAATTCTTCAGCATACAAGAAACGTGCAGTGACTTTATCTCCACCAGTCAACTGTTTTATTAATCCTTCATCAAAACGAAAACCTTCGTTAGGTTCAGAACTTGTTACAAATCTCGCTTTACTCAAACGAGCAATATCTGTATTTACGTTATCGTTTTTCTTTACCATTAACGATTTAGCTTGCATATTATTTGAATAATCACCTAGTATTTCTGCAATCGTTTCAACAAAAATACTTTTACCGTTTCGACCTTTACCAAATAGAATGAACATAATTTGTTCTCTTGTGCTTCCAGTTAATGAGTAACCTAATGCTTTTTGAATGTATCGAATTACTGCTTTATCTCCTGCAAAGATGTCGTTTAGAAAATCTAGCCATACTGCAGGTTGCATTTTTTCTGTATAATCAGTGTTTGTAATTTGTGAAAACATTTTATTGATATCGTGTTTATAAAGTTCTCTTGAAGTTAAATCAATATAACCATTCGCAACATTTATAAGCATGTCATCTCTATCAAAGTCATCAGGTGTAGCAGGTCGTCGATGCATGAGTTCATTCATGATGTTCTTTTTAGCTTGAGTGCCACGTGTCTTTTTATAAAATTTTTGAAAGACTTCTCTAGCTTCTTCTTCTGTCACATCTTCACTATGAAGTACTTTTTCATTTTTAATATTTTCAATCATTTCATCGATTAATTTACGAATTGACCCTTTATCATCAATTTTCCATTTCATACCGTCATAGATATAAAATTTATTGGCAATGTAACTATATTTGTAAAGGTTGCCGTATCTATCTATAAATCGGTCTGCATTACCTGTATCGTCATAGCTTCGAATTGGATATTCTTTTGTTTCTTCTTGATTATCAAATAGTTTACTTAATGCATATCTAAGTGGGTTGTCATCTGTTTGCTGCTTAGGGGTATAAATATTGTTAGTTTCATTAATTGCTTTGAATAAAGTTTGTTCCCCGTATGTGGAATTCTTTCTTTTTTCATCCCACTTATCACGGTATAGATTTGACTGTCTAAAAATACTATCCATTTGTGAGTAATCTTTGGCACACCAGAAAGCTAGTATATTTGCAAGTGCCATATCAGCTTCTGAATGAGATGTGTAATAAGGTTCGTAGTTACCTTTCATTAAGTCATCAAATAATTTAGCTTGCTTTGATTTGTAGATTTCATTGATAACATCGATTTCTGATAAATTGTGGATATTTTGTTGATAATTGTTTGTGGTTGGATATTGTACTGTGTTATCTGGTAAATACTTATCATAGATTGTTTTAAATACTTGTTTTGATACTTCCGTTACATCTTTATATTTACCAATTGTTTTACCAGTCATGGTAAAAAAGCGGCCACTATCGTACATTTCAATATTGCCTTTACGTCTGCGATTGCCTGGTATTTTACCTTTAACAATAATGTGTAAACCGTTACCACTAGGACTGACTTCTGTATAACTTTTAAATGCCTCGTTAAATTCACTAACAATATTGTCTAATTTATCCCCTTGCTTAAACCTATGAAGATCATCATCAATATCATCAATATCAATGCCGAGATAGGGAGGTTCAAAGAAGAACCCTATCCCATCGACACCTTCGGCATTAACTGCTGTTTCATAACTGGACCATGTACTTTTATCGTTTGATTTAGCGAACTCACCTGTTTTAGCGTTGAAAGGTATTTTAGTACGCTTACCGTTTCTATTCTCAAACTTCCATACACACCAGTTATTGAGTTGTTTTAATTCATCTGGAATATTTTCTTGATACATTTTAATCGTCCTTTATAATTTTGTATTTATTGTTACTGATATCATAGACGACGTTACATCCTTGTTTTAATTTGTTACTAATATATCCATGATTTCTACCTAAAAATTTGCTAGCTCTACTTAAACTAATAAACCCATATTCAATGCCTAATTGATTTATTAATTTAATTTTCATATTTGTAGAGATTAAATCATTTTCAAATGCATGTCTGTTGTTTTCTAAGTGATTACACCATTCTAGATTTTCAACTTTGTTATTTTTAGGATTTCCATCAACATGATTGATACATTCTTTTCCTTCGATAATTGGAATAAAAGCGAAGCCTACTAATCTATGCACTAAAAAATCTTTTGGTTTTCCATTTTTCCATAACGTTACTCTTACATCTCGACCATTAGGCGTTTTATCTTTTAAGTAACGCTGCTTCCAATGCCTCCATTTTTTATAGCGTTTCGACCAACTAACTTTATCTTTATGTGTTCTGATTCTTCCGTGATTACTGACTTCGTAAATACCTTCGTAACCTACAACATCTTTCCAAATTTCTTCCATACAAACACCTCTTTAGAACGGTAATGTAGAGTCATCTATATCAATATTTTCAAACTCGTTATTGCTTGGTTTATCATCGTCTGACTTCCATTCATGATTCACTTGTGGGAATTTAGTGTTTTTAAAGTTCCATGGTGCTACGCGATTGACAATTTGCTTCTCGCCTTTATATTCGTTTTCTTCTTGTTTTACAAACACTCTGACTGGTTTACCTCTGAACATTTCAAGTAATTGTTCGATACTTTCAATTGCAGTACCCTCTGGCACACCTACACCGTTTAAATAGTGCATGAAGTTATCCATTTTGTATTTGTATTGACCATCGATTGTGCGTTTCCATTCATCTACAAAAATCACTCTATTAGCATATTTCGCTTGTAATTCTGATGTTTTCTTTAAATCGTTTCTGACAACAAGTTGTAATTGCGTTTCTTCTTTTCCGTTTTTAGTTGCACGTTCAGTAGCACTCTTGATAACCACTTCGTATTCTCCCTCTGGAAGTGGGCTGAAATCGTTACTTTCTAAGTTTGAATAATCTGTTGTAAATAATGTCATAATAATAAATCTCCTTTAATAGTTATATTTTTGTTTAATTGGTTTTAAATCTGCATATAAGACTGGAAATGGTGCTTGTTTGTAATATGGATGATTAAACTTAATCCATGATTCTTTGTAGTTGTTTGCTTTAACGTAAAGATAATAATCTTCTAAAGACTTTAGATCCTTCTTATCTTTTAAATCTTTGCTATATCGTTTTAGTGTGTAATCAACTTTAAACGGTTTGATGTCGGTAAGTTCTGCATGTTTGTGTTCAAGACCTTTTTGTTCTTCAAGTTCTAATTCATGTCCACAATTGGGACATCTTTTTAATTTGCTTTCAAAAACTGTGAAGCATTCTGTACATTCTGCTAATGCTGGTGCGTCGTTTTGTTTCTTTTTACGCTTAGATTGTGACCCTTTAAAATAACCTTCCCAATCATGAGGAGTATCTGGTAAACCATGTCTAGCGTAGTTACCAACATGATCAATAATTAGTGCTTTTTTGTTGGGTTGGTAACGCATGGACCGCATAGCTTGCTGCATAAATAAAACAAGTGAGTCTGTAGGACGTGCTAAAATGACACACGTACAATCTGGAACGTCAAAGCCTTCCGATATTAAATCAACATTGCATAAAACTTTTATAGTGCCATTTTTAAAATCGGACATAATTCTGTCACGCTCGTTTGCACTTGTTTTAGCGTCTGCATGTTCTGCGTTAATACCGGCATTTCTAAATTGTTCTGCAATATCTTTACTTGTCTCAACACTGTGGGCATAAAGTATGGTTTTTTGACCGTTAGCAAACTTCTTATAGTTCTCAACAATATTGCCGTATATTGCTTTAGGTATAGCGTTATCCATTGACTTCTTTGTGTAGTCGCCTGTGCTAGATTTCTTTAATTTACTTTCATCTGCAAGTACCACACTTTTATACTCGTAGTCTGCAAGTTTGTTATTTTTGATTAACCACTCAACCGATGGACCTTTGACCATTACGTCGTAAATATCTGTAAACCCTTTACCATTAGCACGCCAGGGAGTTGCAGTAAAACCAACTCTTAAAGCATTAGTAAAGTAATCGTAAATATCTTTGTAAGTTTTTGCTCTACTATGATGCGTTTCATCAGTAACGATAATCTTAGGTGGTGTAAGTTCAGATAAAATATTTTTTGCACGTTTTTCCGAAAGGATATTGACATGTGATAAATCGACGCCGTGTTTGGTTAATGTGTTTTTAATCTGATGACTTAACTCTTTACGGTGTACAATAAACAGAATGTGACTACCCTTGTTCACTGCATTTTTGATGACTTCGGCAATCATAACCGATTTACCACTTCCGGGAGCGCTCTGTATCAGTACGCCTGGTTTATCTAGTAAGATGTGTCTAGCTTGATCTACAAGTTTTTCTTGGTAGTCGTAGAGTTTAAACGCTGCCATCGGTATCACCGACTTCAAACAACTCTTCCTGCAAACAATACTCTCTATTGTCTAGTTGATTTTTAGCAAACTTACTATTGCTAGGTGTTAAGATAAAGCCACGTTTACCTGATTTGTCACTTATTTCTAATCTCGCAACGACTTGGCAAAGTCCTGCGACGTTATCCCTAATCGTTTTACGAATATCTGGTACTGCTTGCGTAATTTGTTGACCAGCAGGTGTGTAGTTATCAAAATTTGTTTCCCAAGCGATAAATACTAATCGTTTTCCTAGTGACTGTAAGAAACGCAAGCTATCAATTGTGAAAAAGTCAATTTTTTGATAGTGACTCATTTCTGGAACACGATCGTTTTTACCGTTACGCCCTAAGTTAGCAAGCATTGATCGGAATAGTTCAGAAATATTATCAATAACAATCGTGTCGTATTGTTCAATAACGTTTTGATTGTCGGCGATATATTTCATTAATTCGCCCCACTCTTTCCAAGCCTCGTGCGTATTGAATTCTAAAATATCGATGTTTTCATTACCTTTTAAAGGTCGTTCTGACTTATCTACGTTAATGTATAATGTTCGCCCAGGTAAAAAGTTTAATGTGTGTGTTTTACCAGTACCTGGCTTGGCATAGATAAGATACGTCGATTTATCTGTATTAATATCTTTAGCGCTTGATATATTAAATACCATTTATCTCACCCTCAAACTTCTACTTTGTTTTAATTCGATACCTTCGATTTCAAGTCCTTCTTTAACTGCCTTTAGCAATTCTTTTTTGTTTAACTTTGGTTCTTGTTCGGTAAAGAATTCTTTAGGTACTACGTTTTCGTCTTTCACTTCTAAACTAGGTGGATTGTTAGCAATACTATAACTGTTCAATGCTGTCTTGAATTTCTCTTTGCCTGTTTCTTCCATGACTTGTTGTAGTGTTTCTTTTAAACGCTTGATACCATTTTCATTAGATGTTTTACGTTGTTTTAAACGCTTGATTTCTTCATCTATTGCAATATTGTCAGTTTCTAATGATTTGATTACCGCAACATAACCGTCTGCTTTATCCTCTAAGGCGTCGTTGATACTATCTAAAGTATCTTTTAAAATTTGTTCATCTTCTTGTTCTGCAATAAGTTCATAAATTTGTTTATAGTTGTCTTTTAAGATGAATAAACTACTCATGATTCAAAACACCCTCTCTTAAAATGCTGATTGATTCTTCCATAGTTTTAATCGTTTTATCTAAACGAATACATGATTGTATTTGTTCTGTATAATCTTTTCTTAACTC